TGCTAATTTACTACAAACATTATGACTAACTCAAACATGGGAAATATGAGAAGCAGCACTGAAACACTTATTGAGGCACTGCGTATTCTCGCTGGTGATATACTAAGCGAAGAAGGAGTCGCCGATGCAGCTATTGCAGAAGCAGCGGATCGGATGGAGGAACTATGCAGTGAACTGCTATTTCAAAAACGACTAGCTGAAAAATACGTTGAAGCAGGAAAGATCTGCGCCAAGATCTACATGGCTCGAAATATAACGCTTTCAGAAAAATGCGTTGTTTCAGCACTTGCTGAAATAGACAAAACCTACAGAACCCAACACGATGGAAACTAAATGAGAACCATAAAAGAAGAACAGTTACAAAAAGAACTCGATGCTGCAATTGCCGAACGCGATGAGGCAGTTCGTAGTTGCCACATTTGGCAAAAAGGCCACTCCAATATTGTTACCGAACGCGACTTGTGGAGAGAAGAAGCAGATCGTTGGCGCAACATGTACATCCAGTACGAAGAATTGCTGGAAGGACAAATACAAGAGGCTGTGGAACGCCTTAACAAAGTTTGGGTGGATCTTGATAGGCTCAAGAAGAAGGTACAGGATGACCTACGCGAAGACTAAGTTGCAGTGGTGCAGACGCTGCCAGCAGGACAAGCCAGTACGAGAATTCTATGAAAGCCACCGCACGCGCTGTATGCGCTGTATGTCAGAGTGCGCCAAAGAACGTCTTGCTGATCCTGTAAAACGGCAGCAGCAACGTGATCGGTGCAAGAAGAACTACTACGAAAAGAAAGCAAATGACTGAAGACATTGTAATTACAACGCTCAAGAACTCGTATTTCAAACGCCTGAAACTCTCTTTAAAAAAGTTTGACAAGAAGCTAGAAGACGAATTAGATCTCATCGAAGCCGCCATTTTCGAGCGGCAACGACAACTCTCAGAAGACGAACAAATACAAAACTATGGCACAAACACCTGATCACGCATCACGCGGACACGCAGAATTCTCGCCCTCCTCTCTCAAGTACGTAGCTGGCTGCGCTGGCTATCACGGAAAGGAAGGATCATCCGCAGCTGCGGAAATGGGAACACGGATTCATGAAGCTCTTGAAACCTTCGATCCATCTGCACTTCATAACGAAGAAGAACTCCGCATCTACGAGCAGATCGTAGCGATGGAGCAGGACTTCTTAGCCAACTTCCCAGCTGACGGAGTCGAGCATAACGAGATCCAAGTCACTGTTGAACTCAACGGGACTGAAACATGGGGTACTTGTGATCGCCTTATCATATTTGGTAACAGAGCAGTTATGGCAGACTACAAGACTGGCATCAGCATCATCGACCCGCCAGAAAAGAACTGGCAAGCAAAGGCTTATACGATTGGTGCGTTCCAGAAGTTCCCTGAACTGGAGGAAATCACGTTCGTGTTCTATGTACCGCAGCACTACGCTTCGCTACACCACACGTTTACCCGCGCAAACGATCTCCAGCCAATGATCGACGAACTAAGCGAGATCATCAAGAAGGGTGAAACTATCAGGCCGAAATGGGAAAGCGGCACGCCAGCACTGAGCGAATGCACGCCCACAGTAAACTGCCGTTTTTGCCGCCATGAGGACCACTGTCCAGCGTTAGGCGGACTCATCATCGAAGTCGCGGAGAAGCTTAATCCACAGCTTCCCGACATCGATCTGGAAAATGCTGACGATCCAGCTGTCATCGAAGAGCTTTGGTTCATTGCCAAAATCGTCAGCAACTGGTCTGATCGCCTAAAAGAACGCGCAATGGAACTCGCCAAAGACGGCGCAGTCTTCCCGACGCTCAAGCTTCGCTCAATGGGCGCAACGAAAAAAGTCGTGGACAATGACGGATTAGTTGGCATTGCTCTTGCTCATGGCATGAGTCCTGCTGAAGTCCTGTCCCACGCTTCACTTCCATTTGGGAAGATCACGAAAGCTGTTGCGGACAAGCACGAAAAAGGTGACCGCAAAAAGATTTCAGAATATTTTATTGACGCCTGTGAAAAAGAAGGCATCATCGAAACCTCTGACGAACGATTCACACTTCGGTGAATCGGGAATCACAAACAAGAAACACGAAACAAGAAACACAAAACTATGTCAACAGAAGTTGCCGCCGTAAAGAAAGATCAAATTTCAAACTATAGTGGTTTGTCAATTGATGCCGCAGATATCGATATTCAACGTATCAATATCGTTCAAAAAACAAGTGATATCGAAGCCTCTGTAGGCTCCGTAGTACTGGATAAAAAGTACGTTCTCCTTAAAGGTGAAGAGACTGCTGAAGTAGTCGTACTCTCCGCCCTCAAAGGCTGGCGTGAAGATATCCCGTATGATGATGACGGTATTCCCCGCATCGCCTACACGCAGCAAGAGAAGGAAGCTATCGCAAGCCAATCAGAATATGATATGCTTGAGTTCGCTGAGATCGTATTGCTCTTCCCTCAACCAAAAGAGGGAGTCGATGATGATACATATCCGTACCCAATCGGAGATCGTAATTACGCAATGGGCAAGATCAATGTGGCTAAAGATGCATATCGTCAGACGTACAAGCGTCTCGCTACATTTGCTGCCTTTAATCGCACTACTCCATTGCAAAGTCGTTTGTGGAACTTCCAATCGGGAGTCATCACAAAAGGAAAGTATAGCTGGTATGCACCGTCTCTGAGCATCACTCAGAACTCGCCAGATCCTGCTGTAATTGAATTCGCATCAACCTTTGGTCAATAATATGGAAAACGTAGAAACTGAACGGGAATACACTGACGCTGAACTGGAAGCAGAAATCATCGATGGTGAAATCGAGATGCTGTCAAAAATGATTCATGAGTTGATTCAAAAACAACGAGAACTTGATATCAATCTAGTCAAGCTTCAGATTGTTCGTGATCGACTCATGTCAACAGTAGGCGAAAATGCGCCTATCCCAGAGCAACTTGAGTTGCCCTTTGAAGTCGTAACAGACTAAACAAAACCACCTATAGCCCCCACTGGTCTATGTCTAAACCAGTGGGGGCTTTTTAATGCCAAAAATAGACACACCATTATGACTACATACGCACTAGATTTTGAAACCTACTATGATAAGAGGTGTTCAATAAAAACATTAGGCCCATTGGGCTATTTCTCGCACCCTGACTTTTCAGCCTATATGGTGTCAGTGGTTGGCGATAACGGGTATACGTTCGTTGGAGATCCAAAAGACTTCGACTGGACGCTATTACATGACAACATTATTCTTTCGCACAATGCTTCCTTCGACGAGACGCTCTACCTTTACGGCGTCACTCAGAATTGGTGGCCTTCTGTTCAAGCTGCCGAATGGCACTGCACAGCAGATATGGCCGCATATTGTGGGCTTCCTCGCTCATTGAAAGGTGCAACTGCTGTTGCCTATAATCTTACTGTGGATAAGTCTACAAGAGATAATATGAGCAACAAGACGTGGGAAAAGATGTCTGAGGACTTCAAGAAAGAAGTCAGCGAGTACGCACTCAAAGACTCTGAACTTTGCTTGAAGCTCTGGCAGGACTATTCTCCAAAATGGCCGAAGCGTGAGCAAGAGATCAGCTTAGTGAATCGACGCTGCTCTCAGCGCGGAATCCCTATGGATACGGAGTTACTCCGCGAGCAGAAGGAGGTTCTTAACGCAAAGCTATTTGAAGCAGAAGAGTCCATTCCGTGGTTAGGTGATAGGCCGTTGCTTAGTCGTCCAGCCTTCGATGATCAATGTCGCCTTGTCGGGATTGAGCCTCCTGCAAGTCTTGCTGAAGGAGATCAAGATGCACAGGAATGGCTTAGGATGTACGGCAAGAAGTACGCATGGGTCGAAGCCGTTAAGAATTGGCGTAGAATCAACGCACTCAAGAAGAAGATCGAATCGTTTGACTTCGCTACGATGCCAGATGGCCGCTACTACGGCGGCATCATGTACTTCGGAGCGCATACAGGACGTTTTAGCGGATCAGGCGGAAATCTTAATCTTCAGAATCTTCCTAAGGGCGCGATGTTCGGAGTCAATCTTCGCAACTTGATCGCGCCAAAACCCAACCGTAGACTACTCGCAGTCGATCTTTCGCAGATCGAAGTGCGTACTCTATGCTGGCTCGCGAAGGATTCTGAAACTCTCAAAGAGATTGCAGAATGCTCCGACATCTACGAAGCGTTCGCAATTCGATTCGGCCTTTGGGAGAAGTCCAAAGGCTCGATGAAAGCAAATGATCCAGCTCTCCGCCACAAAGTGAAAGCAATGGTGTTGGGCTGCGGATACGGAGCAGGATCGGCTAAGTTTGCAGTCATGTCTGGCATGACTGAAAAGGAAGCTGAAGAAGCTGTCTCACTCTATCGAAGGAAGATGAGCAAAGTTAAGAAGCTTTGGGGGGAACTCAACTCTAATATGGTTACGGCATACGATATGGCTGTGCCGTACACTGAAGAGATTCCTAGTGGGCGTAGTCTTAATTACGGTCGCCTAAAGCTGTCCAAGACTTCGGATAATAAGCTCAACTACGTGGCGATCATGCCCCGTAATGGCAAGCGACTTCCCGTCAAACTATGGGGCGGATTACTTGCTGAGAATCTTAGTCAGGCACTGGCGCGTGATATCTTTTCGGATATGCTCTGTAAGATCCATAACGCTGGCTTTGAAATCGTAATGCACGTCCACGATGAAGTTATCGTAGAGGTCGATTCGGACAAAGCCGAAGAGAGCTTGAAACAAATCATCAAAATCATGTCCACTGCTCCAGAGTGGATTCCAGACATTCCACTTTCCGCTGAAGGAGACATCTTAACCTGTTATACAAAATGAACTATCGCTACCTTAAAAATCTACGTGAGACTAAAACCGTCAAGGCTACTAGCCTTGATAAACTGAATAAGCCAAAACCAAAGTTTGCATCTAAAGCGGACTTTAGAGCGTGGTGTGCCGATCTAAGCACTGATCACGTGTTCTATAGTACTGTGGAAGGAAGCACTCCGTCGAAGCGAATTGCGAACGACAACCCGCCGAATCGGATCTACGGAGTGGTGGCTGACTACGATGCGCCAGTTAATTGGGGCAGCGTCGATAGTGACATTGGAGCTAAGTGCGGCATTAACCTCCCAACATGGAGGACTAAAACGCAGTCGGGATACCTGCGGCTCGTATGGGAATTCGACAACGGCATTCCGATTGCGCCTGAGATGTTCGATAGTTTCATGAAGCACATGAATGCGTCGTTGAAGATGGACAGGCTCTTTGCGGGCTTCGATAGTACGTCGCTTAAAGCAAGTCAGTACTTTGAGTTAGGAGAAGACTGGCATAACTTAGGCGGCCATATTTCTGATGCAACAGTTCAGACTGCGCTGATGAAAGCGGCAAATGACAACCCGCCTCAGTCAAACGATACGTCGATTCCGATTGCTATTATTGCAGCCGAAGTCGAAACCCGATTCCCGAATCGTTGGATTGGAGACTTTGATATTGGATCACGCGGGCCGTTGTTCTGGATCGATGATGGAATTAACAGGGACGGGTGTCAGGTTTCAGAGGACGGGATCATCTGTTACTCTGACCGTGCTGGCAAAGGATTCGTAACATGGAAGGAGATCTTCGGAGCAAAGTTCGTTAAAGAATACGAGGAGAAGAAGATGGGCAATCTGCTGGACGAGTACTGGTACAACGGACGCTCGTTTTTCAAAGTACTCTTCAATTCTGCTGTCACGATTCCACGCGAGCAACTTGTTCTTGAGCTTCGTCAATCGGGATTCTCCGTCAAGATGAAGAAAGGTCAGCCCCTTTCGGAAGTCGAGGCGGCTATTCTCACGATCTCAAACCAGAATAGGATCGATGAGATCGCGCCAGTCGTGTTCTCTAAGGATCGCGTTGTCTCATATAACGGGAATCGGATTCTCAATTGCGCGAACATCAATCCAGTTGAGCCTAGCGATAACGGCGATCCCGCCAATTGGCCTTTCATTCATACGTGGCTAAACCAGTTGTTCGTCAACACGCCTACGCAAGCACCCACCGTCGAGTACTTGTATTCGTGGCTCAAGCGGTTCTACGCCGCCGTCATTGATCGGGAGTTTGTTCAAGGACAGGCGTTACTGCTTGTCGGGCCGACGAACAAAGGCAAGTCGCTCCTGTCAAACAAAGTGATCTCAGGACTAGTCGGCGGCTACGCTGATGCGTCTGATTACTTGTCGGGCCAGACGAAGTTCAACAAGGACTTAGGTCGGGTAGCTGCATGGGTGATTGATGATACAACATCAGCCGCTTCCTTTCAGGATCAGCGGAAGGCAACTGAACTCATCAAGCGATCCGTTGCCAATCCGCGAGTCGAGTATCAGGCAAAGTATGCAGATGCTCTTTCCGTTCCGTGGACTGGCCGCGTCATTCTGTCACTCAATATGGATGCCAATAGCCTCTCTGTGATTCCAGCACTGGATAGTAGTAATAGAGACAAGCTTATGGCGATGCGGATCAGCGATAAGGCAACGAGTAACTTCCCACGAAACTCCGTCTTAGAGGCTACTATCGAGCAAGAGCTTCCGCACTTCGCACGTTGGCTACTCGACTGGAAGATTCCAAAGTCTATCGAAGACGTTGGCCGCTTTGGGATCGTGAGCTACATCGATGAGTCCGTTGCTTCAGCGGCTTACGATAACTCAAGTCGTTCGTCCGTTGCAGAGCTTGTCGAGTTCTTTGCGAAGCGTTGTAGAGATCTTACGCCAGATAAGCCCACATGGTGTGGTACGCTTACAGAATTTCAGGTTGCACTACATGACTTCAACAACGGGCGTACTGTCGGTATGTCGAGCAATCTGGAATTCGTCCGTCGTGGTATGTCTACGATGGAGGAAGCTAGTCGGAACAACAAGCACTTGAGGCCCGTCAAGTCTCATGGACAAGGCGGCGGGAAGATTTGGGAAGTCGCCTTAGACTCTAAGTTCGATATCACAATCACTGACGCCTAAGAATACTTAAGTCCCTATTGCGAATTCAGATAGTCGATGAGCGTTGACATCGGCTTTAGTTTCGCAATAGGGATCGTGTATTGGTCAACGCGATGTTTGAATCCGTTGTCGCCGTCTAGTTCTCCAGCTTTCTTGAATTCAGACAAACGCTTAAAGGAAGGCGTTTTGATCCAGCCTAATAGCCAAAATTTTGCCATCGAGTCGTGCCCTCTTAGGAATACGAAGATGTCGTTTACGAACATGTAAGTCTTCTTATGCTCAACAGTAGCTGCATAAGAAGGATCTGGAATCCGAGAAGCCTTCTTTGTTTTGACTTCGATCTTAGTTCCTTTGGCAGTAATCAGATCGTAGCCGCGCACTGAATCGCCACTGTACTCTGCAATATCTTTGAGGTACTTATGCACAGCGATCTCGCCTAGCATTCCGCTCATCCGTCCAGCTCCTCTTGTAAAAGAGTTCTGAAGTACGCCCATCTTTTCAGAGCGTTCGGCAGCGAGTTTAAAGTCCTCGCCGTTTGGCCTGAACTCAACGAAATTTTTATTGGCTGTCGGTTTAAATTGATCAGGCATTAACTTTAGTGATTCTTTTGAGGAAGGCATCCCATGATGGAAAGAAGATTTCTTCCATGCAACGGACAATCGGTTCTTGTTCGTATCGTTCTGAGAAGCCCACTCCAGAAAGAAGCAGCGAAGCCTCCATCAGTTCATGGCGTATGGTGAGTAGTTTATCGGGATCAGAAATGGTTTTGCTGATCTCGATTACTTTGAGGTCATGTTTGTACTGACCGAAAGTGTCGTCCAAATCGACGAAGATGAGTTTAACCCTTCGGCCCGCTACGAGAATAGTTTTAGGCCATCGAGTTTTCATCGCTTACATCTTATCTTTCTCGACTTTGACTTTGCCTGTATGCAACTCACGTTTAAGTTTCCCCTGCTGCTTATTCGACAGCGGGCTAACTTTGGATAGCAAGTAGGCAACTTGTTTCTTTGATTTCGTAGTAGTTTTCGGTGCGTCTTTCATAGTCTATTTCGTTGTAGTTACAATCCAATTTAGTATTCCATCCGCATACGCTTTGGCTAATTCCTCACGTTTGCTGAAAAATAGGCAGTTCTCCGTAGCATTGCTGCCGAAGAATGGCTCACAAATTACGGCGGGGCAATGCGATTTTCGGAGAAAAAGACCGCCACGATCCTCTGAACTGCTGGGCTTCAGGCCACGATTCTTTTGGTTTGGGAATGCTTTAGAGAGACTGCGTGAGAGTTCATCGGCGAGCTTTAGTCCATTTGGGCTACAGAACCAGTGCAGAAATTCATAGCCATTGGCATATGCACTATCGGCACAGTTGAAATGCAGCTCGATAGCGACATCGACTTTGAGATCCTTCAAGTGTTGCGCGAGCCATCGCATTGCTGCGCTATAGCCGTTGCCTTCGTACCGATCTACAAGTACGGTCGCGTGACCCGCTACTTCGATCAGTTCGCAAACACGTTTAGCGAGCGGCTGATTGAACGACCACTCCGTTACGTTGTCCACGTTTACTGCACCTTTGTCGCCTGCACGGCTATGGCCTACGCATACTGCTACGAGTTTTTTATTCTGCATTGGAGATTAATGGTTTAGGTGCGGCAGCATTTGCGGATTCTAGCTTTTTCTGAACACTTTGAACTTCTTTATCTAAGTCTGGCGTTAAAGGTGGCACATTTGAATCCCCACCAATAAATCTTGATATGATTGTTTTCCTAAACGCATCATCATTAGTTCGGTATGCGTCTCCTGCTGGGCCAGTTTTATCAAAGTTAGCGTGTCTCCACTGCTGCATTTCTGGAGTAATTTTAAAGGAAGGCTTGTGATTATTTTCGTCCATCCAGTGCCTACTAGCTTCAAGTTTAACAAGAGCATTATGTGCAACTGCATTATCTTTGTACATATAGGGATTAGGTATAATAGAGGAAGGCTCGCCTTTGCCTTGACCTTCTGGATTTGTTTTACCGCCCCACGCCATGCCGCCGACATTCTTGCCTTCGCCAGCATAGTAATCCATTAAGCCCATATCTTTAGCATGGATTACTGGATAACCAGCGTAGCTAGTAAGACGTTCTACGTTGTAGCTTTGTGGTTTTTTAGCAAGACCAGCTTCAACAGCACTTTGAAAATCTTTTTCAAAAACTTGTTTATTGTTCTCTTGTTTAGCTAATTCTGCTTTTGCAAGTTCTTCTGGAGTGTACTCGATAGGCTTTTCACCTTCTTGTAGTTCTCCTTCTTTTCTTGAATAATAACGTCCGTCTTTACCAGCAACAAGTACGTTGCCCAAACTTTTTTCGGCATTCATCGTCCAACCAAATGTGGGATGGTTCCTGCCTTTCAAGAGCATTCCATTATTTGGGTTTAATGAACTAGCATGACCATCAGGTCCGCGTTTTAATCCAGCAGCATTAAATGTCTCTTCGTCATATCCAGAACCATTTGGATCGAATTTAGGCTTCTTAGTAAGGCCAGCTTCAATAGTTTTTTGAAACTCGTTCATTTGAAATATCTTTGTGCTGCTTGCTGTTCGCTTCGCTGATTTGCATTGCGAATATCCACAGCAGGAACATCGCGATTGTCCTGCACACCGCTGCGGCGTCCCAAAATAGTAGCGCGTTCAGCTTTAGCCTTTTCAATCAGTCGCCTCATCTGTCGATCAAGCTTCTCCTGTTTGAGTTGCTCGTTAATCTGATTTGTCCCCAACTGGTTTAAGGTATCGAGTTCTCCCTGTATGGTACTTACTGGACGCGCAGCGGCAGAAACAAAAAGAGATGGACTAAATGCTGTATCAGATGGCATCTTTTCTGTTGCTGCTTCAACTGCCTTTTGCGCTTCAGCACGATACTCAGGATCTGCCATCGTTCTAGCTGAGTCGAGCGTCCATAAAGCCATTTGTACTGGCTCCGCTACTTTACCAACTCCCGATAGTATTTTTCCTCCAGTCGCACCAACTTTCCCTAATTTGGAAAGTAGATTTAGACCAGCTTTTGTTTCAGCAAGGAATCCTGCATTGGATATGGCAGAGTCGATGTTCTCAGCAGTTTGTACTTTATCTTCAAGCGGAGAGTATCGCGCCATCTGAGTATCACCAATGTCGGGACGATTTTCTGCTCCCTTCACGGCTTTCTTAACTGGTGCAGCAATCTTTGGTGCTGCTTTCTCAAGAGCGATAGCAATCTTTGGTGTTGCTTTCTCGAGAGAGATAACCCCCTTCTCTACAGCATCGAGAAAATCTTTATTGAGCTTAATCGGCATTATTTACGTTGGTTTAATAGGCTCATCTCCAATAGAAA